CACTCGCCAATTACCTTGGTTTGCCGGTGGCTACTGTTCCGGCTGTGTCTGCTCTACCGTTTCGTGCTTATTCGCTGATTTGGAATGAGTTTTATCGGGATCAGGACCTTCAGACGCCGTTGGTGGTTTCTACGGCGTCCGGCAATGACACTACTACTAATCGCAATCTGCAAAATTGCTGTTGGGAGAAAGATTATTTTACTTCCGCTCGTCCGTGGGAGCAGAAGGGCGCCCAAGTTACTGTTGCGCTTGGTGGGTCCGCGCCGGTGGATTTCTTGGAGCTTGGTAATCCGGGGCGTATTCTTACGCGGTCGGGTACTGCTGGTAATACAGCTATTAATATACTACAGTCTGGCGGTGCGGCGGGTACGCAGATTAACGCTACGGCCAATTTGGCCGGTGCTACTGGTATTACAGTGAATGCTTTGCGGCAGTCATTGGCTATTCAGCGTTTTCAGGAAGCGAGGGCTATGTATGGGTCAAGATACTCAGAGTACCTTAGAGCGATTGGGGTCCGTTCCAGTGATGCTCGACTTAATCGCCCGGAATATTTGGGAGGAGGTGTGCAGACAATCCAGTTCAGTGAAGTCGTTCAGTCTGCCGCTGACGGTGCAAATCCAGTGTCCACATTGCGCGGTCATGGCATCACGGCAATGCGTTCTAACCGTTTTCGGCGGTTCTTTGAAGAGCATGGATATGTCATTACCCTCATGTCAGTTTTGCCAAAGACCATTTACACGAATGGACTAGAGAGGACGTGGAATCGTCGGACTAAGTATGACTTTTGGCAGAAAGAGTTGGAGAATGTTGGTCAGCAGGGCATTGCGAATAAAGAGATTCGGGCGAATCATGCTACGCCGGATGGAGTGTTTGGCTATCAGGATCGTTATGACGAGTACCGGCGGCAGTGGTCGCGGGTTTGTGGTGAGTTTTCTCAGTCAACGTTGAATTACTGGCATTTTGCCCGCGATTTTACTAGTGATCCGGCGCTTAATTCTACCTTTGTCAGTGCAGTACCGCCTGAAAGGGCGTTCGCGGCACCGTCCGCTGATGTTCTTTATATTCAGGCGCACCATTCGGTGCAGGCCCGTCGCCTGCTTTCTTACAAGGCATCTCCGAGGACATTCTGATGGAAAAGGTTAAAGTTGTTGTTGACCGTGATCGTGTTGATCCTACCTCGATCGACGGTAAGGCTATGGAAGCTGCCGGGTGGTCTGATGATCCCGGTACTGGCAAGGCGATTTTGGTTCCTGATGAACGGGGTAATCCTGCTTATGAGGTTCTCAATCCCCTTCCGTTCGCCCCTCCTATTGGGTGGCAGCCCACTCCTCCCCTGGACGAGCTTATTCGGCAACGTGTCCAGGACGAGGTGTCGAGGCTTAAGGATGAGGACGAGGTTGACGACGTTATTGACGCCGAGGACTTCGATGTGGACGATGAGACGGTCCCCCTTGAGACAATCTATGAGGTGATCGCTATGAAGCCTGAAGCGCCGGCGTTACCGAAGGACGCTAAGGAGGATCTGGAAGACCGTGTTAAAGCGGATCTCGACTACGAGGAAATGGTGGTTAAGCAGCGGTTACTTCGTAAGCGGCATAGGGAGGCCGCTCTGGCTAAGCAGAAGGAAGAAAGTGATTTGTTGTATGGCTCCGAGTCGGAGCCGAATGGAGAAGGGGGGCAGTAGCCCCCCTTTTTTTATTTCAGTGCTGCAATGTATTTCTCGAGTTCAGTTAGGTCCTGTTCTCGTATCTTTTTGACTTGGGTATTCTTTTCAGTGTTGATTGCCCTTTTGAGGCTTTGTTTTGCTGGCTCAAGCCAGTTTTTCAGTTGTTCGGACATGTGGCTCTCCTAATTTGAACACTAGCGCGATTGCCAATGTTCATCGCTCGCTTTTAGCGGCTAGTGTTACTTCTTTCAAGAGCCACTTCGCCGGGCGGAGCCACGAGCGGAGCGAGAGCCCGGCGGGCCGAAGGCCCCCCTTGTGTACAGAGCATCCTCTTGTTATGCTCTGTGCTAGGTGACAGGAGAACGTGATGCGCAGACGCGATAGACGCCCCAGCAGGACTCCTAGACCTGTTGTCTCGCGTGATGTGCCGTTCCCGTCATTCTGGCGGCCTCCAGCGGTTCCGCTGGTACTGTTGGAGGATCGTCGCCAGTTTCACCCGTTGGCCTCTGCGAGGCCCGTGGGTGTTGTTTCCCGGCGTGATGCTAGGGTATTAGTCGAGAGACGTAAGGCGGCCATTCGGCTGCCTTCTTCGTTCCCGGCGCTGCGGTTAGGTTTCGCTGTTCCAGAAAAGGTTGTCCGGTGTGTTCGGCGTAAGCAGCGCCGGGAGGTGATTTTCGCCAAGCGTCGTACCGGAGCGGGTGCCCGGTCTAGGCGGTCCCGCGATATGTGGTCAAACGTGTCTTGTTAGGAGAATAGATATGGGAATTGGTCAGGCAATTGGTGCGGCTGTTAGTGCCGTTGGAGGCGGTATCGGCGGTTATTATGCGCAGAAGTCTGCGGAAAAGGCTGCTCGTAAGCAGTATGAACGTGAGCGGGTTGAAAACCGCGAGATTCTTCAGAATCAGATTCAGTGGAAAACAGCCGATGCTATTAAAGCAGGGCTTCATCCGCTAGCTGCGCTTGGAGTCAATCCTGCTAGTGGCCCTTCTGGTACGGTAGTTGGTGATAACGGTTGGGCGCAAAATATGGGTCAAAATTTGGGTCGAGCGGTTGAAGCTGGGTTGTCTACGGAGGATAAAACGGCTGTGCAGGTTGCTCAATTGGGGATCGAGCGTGCTAGGCTTGAAAATGAGTTGGTAAAGACGCAGATTGCGTCTCAGCGTATGCGGAATATACAGGGTAGTAATCCCGGTTTGCCTATGCAGCTAGGGCCGGAAGTTAATGGTTCTATCGCTATTCCCGGTACTGGGCAGCGCATTAAGCAAGAATTTCCGAATTTGGCTCAAGATGCTGAGAATGCTTATGGTGAGATTGGTGGTGAGTTGTTTGGTATTAGTAATTTGGCGGTAGATGCGTATCGCTATCTTGGACTGGAGAGTATTCTTACGCGTGATGATCTAACTCCTGCTTTGCGGTTTATTGGTCGCGCCGTGTCGCAGGATGTGTCGAAAGGCGGCTATAAATCTCGTTATCTGCAAGGGAGGTGAGGTATATGCGTTATCGTCGTGGTCGTCGCTCTGGTCGTCGGTCGTACGGTCGGCGCCGCGTTCGTAGAGGGCGCGGCGGCATGCGGCTTAAGATAGGTTATCGGATGTGATTTGCCGTAAACCATTTGTGCAAGGGGGTGTTGCTTACGGTTGTGGGCAATGCCTTCCTTGTCGTATTAAGAGGAGGAAGATATGGACTCACCGCCTCATGTTGGAGAGTCTTTGCCATCAGACAAGTGCTTTTGTAACTCTTACTTATTCGGACGAGAAGTTACCGCTGAAGACCTCGAATCGTACTTCCGAGTCAGTGGCTACTTTAAGACCGGAGGATTTGCGCGACTGGTTAAAGCGTTATCGCGCGGCGATTCATCCGTTGAAGGTTCGATTTTACGCCGTTGGGGAATATGGTAATGACACACTCCGTCCGCATTATCATGTTATATTGTTTGGTTCTGGCCAATGTGCTCGCAATCGCACTCGTCGTGCACTCGGAACTAATATCCCTGATGCTCGCTCTTGTTGTGAGTTTTGTGATCGTGTACATAAGACTTGGGGTCAAGGTCTAGTGGATGTTGGTGAGTTTAATATCAAGACCGCGGGTTATACTGCGGAATATACCGTTAAGAAATTGACCGCTCATGGTGACGGTCGGCTTGATGGTAGGCATCCCGAGTTTGGGCGTATGAGTTTGAAGCCCGGTATTGGTTATGGGGCTATGAATGAAGTTGCTGACGTGTTGATGCGTTATAATCTTGATGAACGGGATGACGTGCCCGGCGTCTTGGATCATGGAAAAAAAAAATTGCCGCTTGGTAGATATTTGATGGGTACTTTGCGGCAGATGGTAGGAAAGGAGAAACGTGCGCCTCAGGAGGTTCTTGATACACTCGCGGTCGAGATGCTCCCTTTGCGCTTACTTGCGCGGAGTGCTGAGACGTCGCTCGCGAAGTTGGTAGTTGCTGAGAATGCTCAGTTGATTGCTAACATGGAAGCTAAACATGAAATTTATAAACAAAGGAAAAAGCTATGAAGCGTTCAAAGTTTAGTCTGTCGTCTACTACGTTGCTCTCTGCTGATATGGGAGAGCTGGTTCCCATTAACCTCTTGGAGACTTTGCCCGGTGATTCTATTCAGGTTTCGACGTCTGCCCTTGTGCGGTGTGCTCCTATGTTGTCTCCCCCAATGCACCCCGTTAGAGTCAGAATTCATCACTGGTTCGTACCTCACCGACTGGTCTGGACCGCGTTTGAAAGTTTCATTACCGGCGGTGCAGATGGTAACGATGCGTCGGTGTTTCCCACTTGGTCCGGGGGTGCGGTAACTCAGGGTTCACTCGCCAATTACCTTGGTTTGCCGGTGGCTACTGTTCCGGCTGTGTCTGCTCTACCGTTTCGTGCTTATTCGCTGTATAGGATCGTGACTGGGAAACC